ATCAAGCGTGGCATCAACATGGTTGTGGTAAAACTTGTAAAGTAGAAGTTACATTTGAACCATACGAACATAAGGATGATTAATATGACTAAAGAAATAGATGCATTAGATACTATGGATGAATATTCTGACGAGGAATACTCAGCCTATCTGGAGTACAAAGAGTTAAAAGATAGGTGTATGATAGAACCAACTACATTGTATATAAGTAATAAACATGAGTTTTTTAAAGAGTGGGAATACTTTGCACAAGCTGATGGATTAGATGTTAAAATAATAAATGGGGAGACAAGTATATGTTAAATAATTTATGGGTCTATATGTGTGGTGGTGCAGCAGCATGCGTCATTTTGCTGATGTGGTATCTAGTATTTTTAATAATTTTTACTTGATTAATTTTTTAATTATGATATACAGTATAAAAAATAGGAGGACTAATGTCTGATAATAAATTAGTAAATATAAATAACATGTCCGATGAGCAGATAATGCAAGCCATAGGGCAGGATGATGGATCAAGTCTAGGAACTAATATACCTAGATTATCTATCAATAGAACACCAGAGGATGACGATGGCAATCAGCTGCCAGTTGGTTATTTCTCTACATATGATCCTGGTGTAGGTCAGAATGTTTATGGTAAACCAATAACATTTAGACCATTCATAAGTGCCATGCAATACATGCATTATGATGCAGATAAGGGTGAGTATGTAAATAGATCTATTATATTCAAAAGCTGGAAAGAAGAGGCTATTGATATACTTGGTGGAACTAGATGTGGTAAGATACCCTTCAAGGATAGATCTACTCTTACTCCAGAACAGTTAGAGCAACAAAGAACAATAAGATGTTATAAACTTGTGTATGGATTATTGTCATTTAAAAATGGTAAAACAGCACAAGGACATGCACATAACGTAGAAAACCTACCAGTTTTATATAGAGTAACTGGTACAGCTTTTTCTCCTGTAAGTGCTGCTCTAGATCAGTTAAAGAAAAAACGTAAGTTAATGTTTAACTGCACTTTCTCTTTGAATACTAAAAGACAGAAGAAGGGTGGTAATGTCTTTTATGTTCCAGAGATAGGAGTCAACTCTGATGAAAATCTAAAACTATCAGATGCTGATATGGAAACAATAAAAGTATTTCAAGATACTATTGATACGGAAAATAAAGAGATTGTAGATTTATATAACTCTGCAAAATCTAAAAAACCAAATGGTAGTGATCTTGATGATGCTAAGATTGTAGATGAAGTTGATCCAGAAGAGGTACTGTCAGCTTAATAACATAAACTACTAGATACATTATGGAATTAAAAAATATAGTTAAGAGTGACTTTAAGCATAGCTTTAGTTCTGTTAATAAATTTAAACACAATCCTAGTGAGTGGTTGGTTCATTATGGATTAGGTTTAAAAGTATCTAGTAGTCCTGCCATGGTCAGAGGTAATCTTGCGGAGTTTGGTGCTTATTATAAAATTAAAAGAGGTATGCAACAAAAAGATGATAAGTATTTTACTAAATTACTCTCTCATAAATTTAGTAAATATAAATTTTTTAATGCAGAAAGTGAGTTGTATAACTCTATAGATATAGCTAAAAAGTTTGAGGAAAAGTTATATGAAAGACAATTAAGAAATATAGTTAGTTATCAAAAAGAAAAAGTAGAAAAGGTTAAGGGTCTTGAGCATCCAGTAAGATTATTTACTGACTTTGAATATGATAATCTAATAGTAGATTTAAAATCTACTCTAAGGTTACCTACTAAACCTAAGATAGATCATCTTAGGCAACAAGCATTGTATTCTAAACTACATGACAAGCCTATAGCTTTACTGTATGCTACACCAAAAAAAACACTTTGGTATGATCTTACAAAGCAAGATGTAAAAAATGGTTATGATGAATTACTTAGAGACTTTAAATCTTTAGAAAATTTTATTGATATGTGTGATAATGATATCGAAAAAGCAATAAAGATAACTCCACTTAATACAGATCCTAGCCCTTTTTACTGGGATAGTAATATTAAACAGGCGGCTACTAAAGTTTGGAAAAGTATAAACAAATGAGGAAACAGTATTACAGATTTCCTTTCTACGAGGAGACAAAAGAGTTTAATGGTGATTAGTTTAAGGGGTCTATTCACCATTGACTCTTGGTTATGCATTTATATTTTGTAGTATTTAAAAACAAGGGGGATAAAGATTACAAACTATTTACTAATACTGTCTTTGATAAAGAAAAAGAGGCAGATGAATTTGGTAAAAAAAGTATGAAGAGGGGATATGAACATATGGTATTAGAATATAATAGTAAAAATTACGATAGGTATTGGGATGACAAAAAAAAGTAATTTAAGTTTTATAAATTCTGTTAAGGTAATAGTTAGCCCTTGGCAGAAAGGATTTCAGTGTGGAATTATAATGGATAGTAAATCTAAAATGTCCACAGAGCAATATGAATTATGCTCTACTATAGCTAGAGGCATGATAAAAATGGCAACTACGGATCCACATTCTACGTTTCTGTGGGGTCTTCGTGGTTTTGCCGATGATAAAAAGAAAAACGATAAAGATTTAACAATAAGTTCTGTGGCAGAATTTGATGATGAATCTAATGTTGTTGATTTTCTTGAATACTTAAAAATGAAACGTGATAAGGAGTTAAACTAGTGGCAACACATTTAGTAATAGGTGATCCTCATTGTACACCTAAAGCAAGCAATGAAAGATTTTTGTGGGCAGGAAAGTTTGCACATGATCTAAAACCAAATACAATAATATGCATGGGTGATTTTGCAAGTATGGATTCTTTATCGAGTTATGATAAAGGTAAAAAACAATTTGAAGGTAGGAGATATAAAAAGGATATTGAACATGCCCATGATGCATTAGAAAAATTTAACAAAGGTCTAGATGGAAGACGACCAAGAAAGATCATGCTACTTGGTAATCACGAAGATAGGATAGATAGAACGATAGATGATATACCAGAACTTGATGGTACAATTAGTACAAATGATTTTAAATTTGAAAAATTTGGTTGGGAGGTACATGAGTACCAAAAACCTGTTAATGTCGATGGTATATATTATTGCCACAATTATCCTACTGGTGTCATGGGGAAGCCTATTAGCGGTGACAATGTTGCTCGTTCTCTCCTACTAAAAAATAAAGTGTCATCTACCGTAGGTCATATACATACATTTGACTATGCTATGTGTGCACTACCATCTGGTAGAAAATTAATGGGATTATCTGCAGGATGTTACTTGCATCACAAAGAAAATTATGCTAAAGCTACACAACA